TATATCATCTATTATAAAATTTACATCATTTATATCATATATATAATTGTATACTTTTTTCTTTTTAAAACATAGTGGTTCATAATCTTTTCCTTTTTTGTATATTATTATAATTTTACTATTATCATCTATATCATAATATTGTTTTTTTATATAATTAGTATTTTTTACATTTTCAAATATAATTGTATTTATATTTTTTCCTAATGATTTTAAATAACTTTGAACTATAGGCAATATATAAATATCATCTAAAAATTTTGAATTTTCTAAATATTCCGTATATTTTTGTGATGCTGTAAATATATTAAAACTATTAAAACTCATCATATCATCTTGAAACTTTTCATACATATCATCTATATCTTTGTAATTTTTATTGAATATTTTATTATATTGTTTTATATCATCCATTGAAATGTTTTTTTTATATTTTTTAAATTTATCCGTTATATAACCATTGCCACTTTTACCAAAATGTCTAAAATTATCTGATTTTATAAATTCTATACATTTTTGTTTAAATATATACTTTTTAATATATATTACAAAACTATTATAAACTTCATCAATATTATTTAATATATTTGTTAAATATTCTATACCATTTTGTATATCATCTAAAGTTATATCATATTCTTTACATTTTTCTTTTGGATCATATTCTACACACATTTCTAGTGCTTTTTTATATGGAATACTATATAAATTACCAGTAGTATCATAATTGTTTGTACCAGGTTTACAACAAACACGATAACTTTTTGGTGTAATTTTTTCAACAACACCAGTGCGTTTTTCACCTTTATTAGAAAATTTACATATTATACATTTATCTTTACTAAAATTTTGATTTTCTATATCAATACATTTACGTATAATATTACGATCTAAATCATTGTATACTACATTTTTTGTTTTTTCAAAATATTGAATTAATAATGAATATTTTAGTATTATTATTTTTAGGGACTTATTGAATGTTTTTATTTTGAAATAATTTAATATATTATATTTTACAATATCATAGTCTAATATATCATTTGTATATATTCTATTTTTTACAGATATATTATCAAAAAATGATTCAATAAATTTTGTTTCTATATTTGAATTTTTTAACATTTCATCTGTATCTATTATATTTTCACTATTTAATATATGGATTAAACTATCTAATATAGTATGTTCACCTATACCTTTTTTTAAAAATATATTATCATTTTCTTTATTAAAATTTAAATATGTATTTAATCCATCATTTAATTTACAATAATTTTTATAACATAATTCATTTTGTGTTATAACTTCTGTTTCTGCATTAACATCTTTTACCATATTATTAAAACAACATGGTAAAGGTAAATTTAAATCTGGATTTTTAACATCAGCATCTTTTACAATAGGTGGTAATGTCGTCCAATATTTATTACTTCTTTCTAATATAGTATTATCCGTATTTTTTATATTTTCTCCTTTTTTAAATATTTTATTTCTGTCCCATTTATCAGAATTTGGATCTAAACTTAATTTTTCTTTAGCGTCCCAATATTGTGGACAAATATAATTATATTGATTATTTGGATCACTTCCATATTTCATTACATTTTTATATGATTTTCTACCTGAACCTAAATCCTCGCTCATATTTATACGTTTTAATTCTTCATCGCTTACTACAATAGGTTGTCTTTGGTCGACCGATCCACATGTTCTACTATATTGAAGTCTTTCTACACCATTAGATTTTGCCGGCCATAAAAATAATTTTTTATCATAATTTTTTAATCTTTTTGCATAATATCCAAATAAATTCTCACCTCCACCACTTTGTTCTTTTACCAATTTTACTATATTCTTATCTATCATATATACTGATGCTTTTTCACCTTTAGATTTTCCAGGTTTACAACATACTTTGTATTTTAATTTTGTTATTTTTTCAACAATTCCAATTACTTTTTTCCCACCACTTGTAAACTCCACAGTAGATCCCTCAATTATTTCTTCTGGTTTTGGATCAGATGCTTCTTTTGGTGGATCAGATGATGATTCTTCTGTAGGTGGTGAATCTGGTTTTGGATCAGATGATTCTTCTGTTGGTGGTGAATCTGGTTTTGGATCAGATGATGATTCTTCTGTTGGTGGTGAATCCGGTTTTTCTTTTGATTCTTTTGGTTTTTGATCAGATGATGGTTTTTCTTTTGATGTTGGATCAGATGATGATTCTTTTGGTTTTGAATCATTTTCTATATCTTCTAATATAGATTCGAAATCATCCATATTTTCTATGTCTTCATCTTCGCTGTCTTCATTGCTATGTACATATACATCTTCTTGAATATTATATATACAATTTTTTTTGTATATATTTAGTAATTTATTTTTTTTAAAATAATCTGCATTTTCAGTATCATTATTATTGTATAATGTATTTATATTTGTAAATATTTTATATAATCTATAATATTCATCTATAGTTTTTACACCATTAATATCAATATTAATATTGATAGTATCAAAATATATAATAATTTCTGGTCCAATATTATTTTTATTATATCTGCGTTTATTTATAAATTTTTCTCTATATCCATTCATTCTTTCATCTAATCCATCATCTTTAATTAATAATTCATCAATTATATTTTTTTTTATTTCTTTATCATCAAAATTGTATGGTGGATTGCGATATTTATAATATAATATCTCTTCAATACTTAACTCATCATAATCATTAACTCTTTTAAATATATATTTAAATATATCACTTTTTTCATTTATAGGTCTAAAAAATACAAATAAATTATTTAAAAATACTATATATTTATCACTATTAAAACTTGTATTTTTTTTAAATTTTAGTATATAATTAAATAATTCTATGTTTTTATCATATATGTATTTTTTAGACCAATTGTAATCTATATACTGAATATCTTCAACTGAATAAATATTATTTTCATTTATATATTTTTTAATATAATCATTACAATATTTTATGATATCATTTAATTTTTTACTATTTATACTTTCATCTATAATTATACTCATATTACCATCAATACTAATATTACATTTAAAATATGTATTTTCTAAATTAAAGTATATGGTTAATGTATTTTTTTGTGATATATAATATAATCCATCATTTATTACTATTGGTTTATTTTTAATCCATGAATATATTTTATCACTATCAACAATAAATTTTTTATAATAATCATTATATAATTTATAATATGACTCTGTAAAATCATTTAAATATAATTTAATAAATGGTACATTTATGCTAGTATTCAATTTTGCAAATATTTTTACAATATCAACATCATTTTTACTATCATCATTATTTATTTTTATAAATTTAAAATGAAACTCATCCGTATTACTATCTGGATTATTATAAATTAAATCTGATGTATCATTAGAAATTTCTAAACATCTACGTTGTTTTTCAATTTCTTTTATCTTTTTTTTTGTAGGTTTTTTATTTTTAGTAATATCTAATATCATTTTATCATTTAAATTTGGAAAATATTTTTTTATTAAACCATTAATATAAATTTTATCACTACTTATACCATTTAATAATTCATATATTGAAATAAAATATAAATTATTATCTTTTATATCAATATTATTTATACAACTATTATTATATATAATTGTTTTAATCATAAAATTATTATCATCATCTAAAAAATTTACATCTGGTAAATCCTCTATAGGATTTTTTATCATAATATCATCTGTATAATCAAAATATAATGATTTAATTTTATTACTATTGTCTAAATACCATACATATATTTCATCGATATTAATATCTTTATTACAATTATATGTTATTTTTTCAATAACTGTTACTATATTATCATCAAATACAATTTTATTAGTATCATTATCGTATATTTTTTGATTGATATCTATAACATTATATTTGTTTTCATAATCTATATTTTCTATAAAATCAATAGACATATGCTTTATTAATATTAATATTAAATAAAAAAAAATTAAAATGGATACGGTGTTTTATCAACTAATACACCACAATAATAAACTGGATTTTTAGAATAGTCAATAGCATCATATACGTCAATATCATTTGCTTTTTTTAATAAGTAACCCATATTTTCCCAGAATATTGGTGGATGACCATTTTCAACTGTCATAACATGTGCAAGTTCATGAATTAATACAAATTTCATAGTATTTTTATCTTGTATTAATTTACCATCTTTATCATGTAAACATAATACAATTTCCTCACCTTTATTTAATGAATATGCTTTATATGATTTATATTCTAAATTTTCACCCAATCGGTCTGGATTATATCTCTTACATAATCTTTTAACATTTGGATCATCTTCAGATTTTAAATGATCTATTAATTTTAATATATCTGTATTTATATCTGCTAATAAATCCGCAGATGCTTGTGGATCAAAGTTTTTATCAACTCTGTATTTTCTACCATCTATTTTGGATTCTACAACATCAACATCTTTATTTTTAATATAATAATTCATACCTGTCATTGCTAAAACAACAAAAACTAATAATCCAGTTGCATATTCCATATAATTAGACTTATATTAATTTTTTTTAAATTTGATTTTTTTTTTTATTTAAAATTTTAAACATTATAGTATAAAATATTATATGACAAATTTATGTATACATATCATTGATTTACAAAGTGATGATATAGATAATGTATTCCAAATTACTATTTATGGTAAAACAATAGAAAACAAAAATGTAGTTTGTCATGTAATTGATTTTAAACCATCATTTTATGTTAAAATACCTGAGAAATGGTCAAAAAACAAATTTGAGGCATGTATCATAAATACTATAAATTTTAAACTTAAAGTATGGGAAAGAAAATTTATAAATGTTGAAGTAAAACCTCCAAAATACAATTATGACTTTTATGAATACAAACATGATTTCAATAATGATTGTAGAAAAAAAGAAAAATTCGTAAAACTGGTATTCAATAATTACCGTTCTTTTAATAAATATAAATCTGAAATTAAAAATTTATATAATGATAAGAATAATAATTTAGATGATTGGAGAAGTATTTGTAATGATGAATGTTTAGCAAATTTATATGAATCAAATATACACCCTATTTTAAGATTTATTCATAGTAGAAATATTAGTCCTGCAGGATGGATCGATATAAGTGGTAAAAGTGTTAAAACTATAGATGATAGAGTATTTAAATGTGATATGGAATATAATTGTAAATGTGAAAGTATTAAACAAAATAGTGATATGGAAGGTTTAAGTGATATTGTAGTTGCTAGTTTTGATATTGAATGTGATAGTCTTACAGGTGATTTTCCTAGAGCTACAAAAGATTTTAAAGGATTGGCAAGTAATATATATGATATATACATTTGTAAATATGATCCATTACATGAAATAGACAATAAAAAAGATTTAATCAAATGTATTATTCAACAAGCATTTACTAGTGAAGATATATGTGGATTAAAAAATGATGTTGAATTTATTGTTACAGAAAATAGTATACCAACAAATATTGAAAAATGTAGTATTTTAAAGGATGAATTTATTGAAAATCTAGATAATAGTTTAAATGATAAAAAATCTAGAAATGATATAATAGATAAAATAAAAAATATATTAGATAGTGAATTAAAAAATAGTAATAGTAATCTTATAATTATTAAAGGTGATCCAATTATTCAAATAGGTATAGTATTTTACTATACAGTATCTAAAAAATATATAAGAGTAATACAAGTGATTAAACCAGATGATTGCGATGAAGATATTTGTGATAGTTTAGAAGAATATGATATTATTGTAGAATCTTGTAAAAATGAAAGAGATTTATTAAAAAAATGGAAACAATGTATTAATCGATATAATCCAGATATGATAACAGGATATAATATATTTGGTTTTGATTTTGATTATATTAGACAAAGAGCAAATAAATTTTTTGAATGTGATGATAAAAGTCCTAATTCAGTATTTTATAATTTTGGTAGATTAGATATGGATCATGAAAATGCAAATGATCACTATATGAAAAAATGTAAACCATTAAATAAACGTTTATCATCATCTGCATTAGGTGATAATGAACTTAAATATTTTAATATGGATGGTAGAGTATTATTTGATGTAGTTAAAGAAATACAAAAAGGACATAATTTAGAATCATATAAACTTGATAATGTTGCATCCCATTTTATGAGAGGTAAAATATATAATTACAAATATATTTTATATACTGGAGATACTAGTATATATACTATTAAATTTGATACAAATACTATTGGTCATTTAAAATGTGGTGATTATATTACAATTAATATTCATAGCAATATTGGTGAAGTAAAATTATTAGATGGAGAAAAATTTAAAATATGTAAAATTAAAGATAAACAAATAGAAATAATAATAAATATTGATAATAAAAAAAATATTAAAAAAACATTTAAATCATTGAAATATACTAAAATTGAATGGTGTATGAATAAAGACGATGTTCCACCACAAGAAATTTTCAATTTACATAAAACTGGTGGACCAAGTGGTAGAGCAAAAGTTGCTAAATATTGTATTCAGGATTGTGAACTTTGTATACATCTTATAAATTTATTAGATATTGTTCCTAATAATATTGGTATGTCAAATGTATGTTTAGTTCCATTTTCATATATCTTTTTAAGAGGTCAAGGTATTAAAGTAACATCATTTGTATCTAAAGAATGTGATGTTCAAAATACACGTATGCCAACATTAAAAGATTATAAAGAAACTACTGATGGATATGAAGGTGCTATTGTATTAGAACCTAAAACAGGTATTTATTTAGATGATCCAATTGTTGTATTGGATTATGCATCATTATATCCATCATCAATTATAGAAAATAATTTATCACAAGATAAATACTTAAGCAATGATAATCCATATTTAGAAAAATGTAGAAAAGATGGAACATTTGAAGAACGGATACAAAAGATAGAATATGATGATTATAAATATGAAAAAAGAGGCAAAGGAGATACTGTTACAAAAGTTAAAACTGGCGATACGATAGAATGTCATTTCTTAAAAGATCATAGAGATGAAAAAGGAGCGATAGTAAATGATAATTTAGGTATTGTACCAACTGTATTACAAACAGTATTAGAAGCAAGAAAAGAAACTAGAAAACGTATTAAAACTGAACCGGATGAATTTAAACGTAAGGTATTGGATGGATTACAATTAGCATATAAAGTTACAGCAAATTCTGTTTATGGTCAATTAGGTGCTAAAACAAGTAGTATTTATATGAAAAAAATAGCAGCATGTACAACGAGTATTGGTAGACAAAGAATTGAAGATGCCGATAATGGTGTTAAAGATTGGGCAAAAAGTGTAGGATATGAAGAACCAGATATTGTTTATGGTGATACAGATTCTGTATTTATTAAGTTTAGTAGAAAAAATAAAGATGGAAATATTTTAAGTGGTAATGAATTATTAAAACATTCTATAGATTGTGGTATAAAAGCCGGTGAATTTGTTGATGATACATTAAGAGATCCTCAAAATTTAGAATATGAAAAAACATTCTTTCCATTTATTTTAATATCTAAAAAACGATATGTTGGTGATAAATATGAAACTGTAAAAGATGTAGATAATAAAAATTTTAAAAGAACATCTATGGGAATTGTAATGAAACGCAGAGATAATGCACCAATAGTAAAGTATGTATTTGGTAATATTATTGAAAAAATCATGATTGATAAAAATTTTATTGATGCATTACAATGGTTAATAAAAACACTAAATGATATTGATAAGGGTAAATTTTCTACTAATTATTTTATAATATCAAAATCTTTAAGAGGATATTATAAAAATCCAAAAAGTATAGCACATAAAGTATTAGCAGATCGTATAGGTGAAAGAGATCCAGGAAATAAACCAAAAAGTAATGACCGTATACCATATGCTTATGTTAAATTAACAAATTATGATAAAGTATTTGATAGGGATTCACAATATAAAAGTGGTAAAAATAAAGGTAGAGATAGAAAACGGAGCATATTACAAGGAGATCGTATAGAACATCCAGATTTTATACATAGTGAAAATTTAAAATTAGATTATCCATTTTATATAACAAATCAGATAATGAATCCTGTAAAACAAGTTTTAGATTTAAATGTAGAATATAAGGATAAAACAAAAAGTATATTCGATAAATATGATATTAGCGATGATATGTTATATGAATATATGGAAAAAATCAAATAAATTTTAAAAGATATAAATGATAAATCAAAAATTTAATATTTTTTATATTATAAATGATTGCTGGATTTGTTAAAGGTAATAAAATAAAAACAGATAGTATATCATTATTTATAATGCTCGTATTGGTATTTTTTATTAAAGTATTTTTAGTTCAATGGTCATATAATACTATTTTTCCTTTATTAAGATATAATATGACAGGCAATACTTTTAAAGATTTTAGACCATTAACATTTATAGAAAGTATTGTTCTTGTGATATTATTTAATAATTTGTTCAATTAATTTAGAAAAAAAAATATATCTTATAATATAAATATGGGTGGAGGATTAATGCAACTTGTAGCTTATGGCGCTCAAGATATCTACCTTACTGGTAATCCACAAATTACTTTTTTCAAAGTAGTTTATCGTAGACACACAAATTTTTCTATAGAATCTATTCAACAAACTTGGAGTGGTAATTCTGTATCTGCAGATGGACGTTGTACTGCAACTATTAGTCGTAATGGTGATTTAGTTCACAAAATGTATATTGAAATTACAATAGCAGGTGATGGTGGAAATAGTAATGCTTTTATTAATTCTGGAAGTGATTGGATTAAAACATGTGAAATTGAAATTGGTGGTCAACAAATTGATAAAATTACAGGTCAGTGGATGGAATCTTGGGCAGAACTAACTGAACCTAATCCTGGACTTATTAGAAGTAGTGGTAAAAATGCTTCTGCTAGTTTAGGTCAAGAAACCGCAAATCGTGTAGGAACTAGATTTCAAAATATGACTGGATTTGGTGGTTGTGGACAATTCACTAATGGGAGTTTACCTTTATATATTCCTTTACCTTTTTGGTTTTGTCGTAATCCTGGTTTATCTTTGCCATTAATTGCTTTACAATATCATGAAGTTAAAGTCATATTAGAACATCAATTACAAACTAGTATTAGTGCCAGTGCAACAAATCAACAATTATGGGTAGATTATATTTATCTTGATACTGATGAACGTCGTAGATTTGCTCAAGTATCACATGAATATTTAATTGAACAACTACAATATCAGCAAATGACTGACAAAAATCAAGTTCTTAATTTTAATCATCCTGTTAAAGAATTAGTATGGGTTTCTGCTAGTTCAACAGTATCTACTAAAGGTCAATCTGAACTTATATATAGTGATCAAACATACAAAACCGCAAAATGGAAACTAACATTAAATGGACATGATAGATTTGATGAAAGACCTATAAGTTATTTTACACGTCAACAAGTATATGATTATCATACTGGTTCTGGAGGATTAAAAGTTAATGCAAGTAATGGTTCTGGTTCTTATCAAGGTGTTAATCAAGATGTATATTCTGATGCAATTTATGTATATTCATTTGCTCTAAAACCTGAAGAACACCAACCCAGTGGAACCTGCAATTTCTCTAGAATTGATAATGCACAATTAGAGTGTGATACAGATTTAACAAGTAGCGGTAAATGGACTATATATGCTGTTAACTACAATGTTTTACGTATTATGAGTGGTATGGGTGGTTTAGCATATTCTAATTAAGTAAATTTTTTATTTAATATATTTTTAAATTTTGTTTAATTTCTCCAAAAAAAAAATCTTTTGTATAATATAAAACATGGGAGGAGGATTAATGCAACTCGTAGCTTATGGTGCTCAAGATATCTACCTTACTGGTAACCCTCAAATCACCTTTTTCAAGGTTGTCTACCGCAGACACACTAACTTCTCGATGGAGTCCATCCAGCAAACTTGGAATGGACAATCTAAAGGAGCTACTGGTAGATGCACATCAACTATTTCACGTAATGGTGATTTAGTTCACAAAATGTATATTCAAATTGAGAATCTTGATGGCAGCTTTGTAAAAGAAAATGCTGGTTCTGATTGGATTAGTACTGCTACTTTAGAAATTGGTGGTCAACAAATTGATAAAATTACTGGCCAATGGATGGAAGTATGGTCAGAATTAACTGAACCTAATCCAACTGGTGCATCACTTAATGGAAGTGCAAATGGAACATCATTTCAAAATATGTCTGGTTTTGGTGGTGTAAAGAATGGTATTGGTGTAAATGCTTCTAATGTATATGTTCCATTACCTTTCTGGTTTTGCCGTAATCCTGGTCTTGCATTACCTCTTATTGCCTTACAATATCATGAAGTTAAACTAGTATTAGAACATACATTAGAAGGATCTGTAAATACTAGTGCTGATCAAAATTTATATGTTGATTATATTTATCTTGATACTGATGAACGTCGTAGATTTGCCCAAGTATCACATGAATATTTAATTGAACAATTACAATATCAGCAAATGACTGAATCAAATCAACGTCTCAACTTTAATCATCCAGTTAAAGAATTAGTTTGGTGCAATGCTGAGTCGCCTGCTGGTACTATTGAACATTGTGAACTTAATGAAAATGCTAGTGCAATATTATCTTCAACTACCTGGCAACTTAAGTTAAATGGTCATGATAGATTTGCTGAAAGACCTACTACTTATTTTACACGTCAACAAGTATATGATTATCACACTGGACATGGTGGTGTAAATGCTTCTGCTCAATCATTAACTACACTAACTAAATCCGTATTTGATAGTATTTTTGTATACTCATTTGCCCTTAAACCTGAGGAGCATCAACCCAGTGGAACTTGCAATTTCTCTAGAATTGATAATGCACAGTTACACTGCTCTGATTC